GCACTACCATCAGAATTAACGTCACTAGACTTCTTTGAGATCAAAGAATCTATCAGATCTTACCTGAGAACAAGAAAAGAGTTCACAGATTATGATTTTGAGGGTTCTGCGGCTTCATATCTTATTGATATCCTAGCGTACAATACTTATTATGCTTCGTTTACGGCAAACATGTCGATGAACGAGGCATTTTTGGAATCTGCAACTGTTAGAGATAACATTGTTAGAATCGCAAAGCAAGTGGGATACACTCCTCGGTCAAAAAAGGGATCGAGAGCATGTATTACTATGACTGCCAAGGCAACTTTGCTTCCTGGTGATCAAGCGTACCCAACATCCGTAGAAATTAAGAAGGGAGACGCCTTCGTTGCCAAGGTTGGTGGAGAGGCATTCATCTTTTCCTTACTTTCTGACGTACAAGCAACTGTTGATCAGTCAACAGGACTAGCATCGTTCACTAAAATGCTAGTTTATCAAGGAAATCTACTCACATACAGTTTTTTGGTTGATGATACGAAGAAATCTGAGTATGTAATTCCATCAGAAGACGTAGATACGGAAAGAATGAAGGTTTTTGTTCGTCCAAACGAACAATCTGTCGAAGTTGATGAATATTCTCTTGCTAGAAACGTAACTACGCTCACTTCAACGTCCAGAAATTACTTTTTAGAAGAAACTGATGACCTTAGGTACAAAATTACCTTCGGTGACGGCGTTCTTGGCCGTGAATTAATTGATAATGAGTACATTACCGTAGAATATCTTGACACTGACGGTCAAGTTGCCAATGGTGCGAAGAAATTCGGGTTTATTGGACGTGCTATTGACTCAACAGCGCGACCTATCCTCCCTCAGGCGATTACCTTGTCAACTGTGGAGACTTCTGCGGATGGAGAACCAAGAGAAACTGCACTAACGATCAAATATCGTGCCCCTAAGTCATTTTCCGTTCAAAATAGAGCAGTAACAGAAAACGATTACGCATATTTGGTGTCTGAACTGTATCCACAAGCAGCATCAGTGACTGCATACGGTGGTGAGAAACTAAATCCCCCAGAATACGGCAAAGTTTACGTTGCTGTAAGAACAAAGAGTGGTGTTAACCTTAATAACACCACCAAGAGGAGGATTAAGAATCAATTACTTGATTACTCCATGGCATCGATCCAACCTGAGATCGTTGACCCAACAATTTTCTACCTCTCACCTACAATTCATCTGGCCTTCAATGGCAACAATACTACTCGTTCTTCAAATGAGTTGGCTGCTGCTGTATTGAAGTCGGTTGATAGATTCAATAGTCAGGAACGTGACAATAGATTTGGTGGACGCATAGAACCATCAAAGTTCAACGCTATGGTGGACTCTTCGGATTCTGCTATTACTGGTACAACCACTCAGATGGTGATGGCGCAGAACCTTGATAAATTTACATTTGGCAACCAATTCTCTCAATGCCTAGACTTTTCCAACCCAATCACTAATCCTAACGATTACGGTGGTGGTGGAGGAGGAGACGGTGGAGGTACACCATGCTCTACTANTGCTGATTGTCCACCAGGTCAGATCTGTGTGAATGGTACATGTCAAGATGATAGTGGTACCCCGTGTTCAACTACTGCTGATTGTCCAGCAGGTCAGATCTGTATAAATGGCACATGTCAACCCGATCCTGGTGCTGGCGGTGGTGGTGGAGGTAACGACTCCTGTAAACCCAAGTTCTCTTCTGTTAAGAGCGGAACTTTCTACGCTACTGGTTATACAGAAGAAGTTGCTGATTTGATTGCTGCTGGTCAAGCAGCAGGATCACTTATCAATGGCACTACTATTTCAAATCCAGTTGGTGGTGGTAGTACCACCTTAGAAGATGTTGTTGTTAATGCAACAACAGCAACAACACAAACACTAGTACCTGTCAACATCAGAGATGATGGACTTGGTAATCTTATGATGGTCACTAATCGTAATGAAAAGGAAGTTATCCTTAATGATGTAGTAGGAACTGTTGATTATGAAAGAGGAGTTGTTTGTGTTGGTCCTATTAACATTGGTGACTCATCTGATGGAACAACTAGGATCCCTGTGGTTGTTCTTCCTAAAACTGGACCTATTACAATTCCACCTGGTGTTGACCCAACAATCTTCAACCCATCAGTGTTCCCAAGGGATATCAACACTAACCCTGGCGCAGTTGCTTCTTTTGATCCATTCAGTTTTAACGGATGGAACTACGGTGGTAGCAACATAAATACAATCACGTACCCCACTGGAACGTTCTCGTATCCAGAACTGGATTCCTGTTTCTAAGAGATAAATGTTCTCAAAAACGATCAACATTTCTGACAGAGTTGCTAATCAACTCCCAGAGTTCATCCGAAACGAAGATGAGCAACTAGTAAATTTCCTGATTGAATACTATAAATCTCAGGAAAAAACTGGTCGCCCATACAACGTACTTAATAATATTATTAAGTATCTTGACATAGACGAATACGATACCGCAACTTTAAATTCCTCTACATCTCTTATTAAGGATGTGGGAGTTTATGATGAAGTTATTGAAGTTGAACAGATCGATGGATTTTTAGAATCTAAGGGTTCTATTATGATCGATAACGAGATCATCTATTATGATGAAACCGTTCGTGGTCCTGATGCCATTCTAACACCTGGTATCTCATTAGAAGAGTTTAATAAGAAGAGACAGGCGCTTGAATCTCCTTGGGAACTATTTGATGGCACTAGAACTACATTCCCGCTAAAATTCTTAGGCACTCCCGTGTCAGCAGTTTCTGCTGAACACCTTGCGGTTACAATTTATGGCGATCTGTTAATTCCTCAGATTGATTACACCATTTCTGGCAGTGAGATTACATTCCTCACTCCTCCTCGTGCTAGAACGGGTAATGATCAAGTTGAGTTGACTCAGGTCCTGTATTATATTGGTTTTGCCGATGCAGTGATCAAAGAATTGACATTGCCTGCGGTTACAGACATATCTGGACAAGACTCTATGGTCATGTCTTATGATAACTTGCCATATTCTCCTATTGCTGAGATTGGTCTCATTATTAATAGGAATGGTGTACTCCAAAGTCCGTATGATGACTATGTTTTAACGGACAACAATACAAGAATCAAGTTTTTCGTAAATATTTCAAATCAGGATACATTCCATATCCGCTCTATTGAATATGTCTCACCCACAGTGGGTCAGGGAGCAACAGCAGTTACCAGAGTTGGTACTAGTGGTGAAATTGACAAGATCATTGTCAAGGATGGTGGTAAGGGATATCAACTTAACTTCGCACCAAAACTTTCAATCTATTCATCAACTGGTGTTGGTGAAGCAGCGGCAGGTAAGACTCTTGTCAATGGTATCAAGGATTCTCAATTAATTAGAGGTGGTCAGGGTTACACTTCATACAACCCACCAGTCATCTTAATTACTCCCCCTTCTGATCTGAGAAACGGATCACAGGCAACAGCAGAAATAACTGTTGATGATACCACAGGCATGGTGTCTGCTATTGAAATCACTAATTCAGGTTCTGGATATGATTTCATCCCTGCAATTACATTCCTCAATCCTGATGGTGCTACGATTAGTGATCCCCAGATCGATTCTGAGGGTCGTTTGATTGGTGGATCTATCGCAGTCACTTCTGGTGGTATTGGATATACCAATTCTCCAACAATCTATATCGACCCTGCACCTGAGGACGGTATCAATGCCGCTGCCACATGTAGTGTGTCTCCCAATGGGCAGGTTGTCACTGTAACAATCAGTAATAGGGGTAGAGGGTATACTACACCCCCAAGGGCGCGTATCGTCCAACCTGTGGGCGCACAGGTGCTTGACGTGACCGTTGCGAACGGTAATGTCACTAACATCAATTTGCTAACTGGTGGGTCAGGATATACCGACGCACCTTCTGTGTACATTGTAGACCCACGTAAGGGTCCTCTGGGTGAAGCAATTGGTGGTACAGGTGCTGAGGCAGCAGCAACCATCTTTAACGGTGAAATTACTGATATCAATATCATTAGTTTCGGTTCTGGATATTCCGACACCGAACCTCCGAAGGTGTATATTGCATCTCCTGCTTCTGCACAAGCATCTTGTGATGTTGGTTTTGGTGAAGTGACTGGTTTCACTATTTTGTCAAGTGGACGTAATTATGAACCGTCTGCTCTGATTGGTTGTGCTCGTGGTGTATCTGATGTTGCAGCATTTGACGATTATTCAAACCAGATCTTTGCCAAAGAAGATCAACTGAGACAAAGCAGTCATAGTGAAGAGTCTATTGTCCATAATGTGGACAGTATGATCATTAAGCAAGTATTTGACAAGTTCCGTCGTCAATACATGCCTACAATCAATCTTGATTACGCTCAGGTCAATCCTGTTCTGGTTATCAAGAAGATTAAAGACTTCTACGTTTCTAAGGGTACCAAAAAGGCAACGCAATACTTATTTAAGATTCTCTTTGGTGAAGAGATCGATGTATACTACCCTAGGGATGAGATGATCACCCCTTCTGCGGCATCTTGGGTTGTAGACACTATTTTACGTGCAGAATTGATTTCTGGTGATCCTGCCGACTTAGTTGATTCACAATTGGTTCAAATTGCAGATCCTGTTGACCAGAATATCAAAGATGCCTCGGTTTTGATCGAAAACGTAATTTCGATTATTGAAGGTACTGATATTATCTACGAATTGGCAATTTCAGAAGAAACCCTGAATGGGGTCTTCAAAATTCCATATAAAACATCTCTGGTCGAACCTCTTGACACCACAGAAGGTATTATTACCGTTGACTCAACTATTGGGTGGCCTGAGAAGAATGGTACTATCATTATCGACGATAATGAGATTGTTCAGTATAAAGATAAGTCTCTAAACCAATTTATTGAATGTACTCGTTCTAAAAATGGTGTTGTAGAAGATTGGGACCCTGGTACCACTATTCATTCTGATATTTTTGTGTATGTCAACGAAGGATTAACAAATGAAGTAAAACTTCGTATCCTTGGTATTGCAGAAGCAGGAACTACGGTTCTTGAAGACAGTGGTTCTTATTATTTGCCTGGTGACAAACTAAATGTTGCTGCATTAGGTTCTACTGCCGATGATGAGCGTTTACAGTCCTGGTTGTACAACGTTAAGAAACTTATCAAGGTTTCTCAGATCATTCCTGGTGGTCTAAACAGAACTGCAACCGTAACTTGCGAAAACCCACATGGTTTGCTAGTTGAGGACACTGTTACCCTCTATGGTGCAAACCCTGCTGTATACAATGGCACATTTGAAGTAACTGCTCGTCTTGATGAGTTTACCTTCTCTTATTTGATTCCTGTACCCACAAATATCGAACCACAAGGTAACATCCTTCTGTCTGTTGACCTTAACAGGGGTAAGTCTACTGTTAATACTATTAATGAAGTTATCTCTCTGTTCACATCGAACATTCAGAACTCTTTCTTCAATAATGACTATGTGTATGTTGCAGCATCAGGTCTTCCTAACTATAAGATTGGACCATTTACTGGATCTGCACTTATTCCAGGAAACCAGCGTAAACTGCTGAGATTCCCAAGAAATGTCAATACGGTATCTACAAGAACTACTGTACAACCAAACACACCAATTGGTACTTGGATTAACGGTGTATCTGCATGGGGATATAAGGATCAAGAGTTTGTAACCTTCGGACCTATCACTAGTATCGATATCACCAACTCTGGTGAACAATATGATGCTGGTTCTATCCCTACACTTGAAATCACAGGTGGTGGTGGACAAGGCGCTAATGCTTCCGTTGTTGTTAATGGTTCGCTAAACAGTGTTGATGTAACTAATCAAGGTAGTGGATACACTGATCAACCTCTGATCTCTATTGTTGGTGGTGGTGGACAAGGTGCAACAGCACAGGCAGTTGTTACTAATGGTCGGGTAACTCGTGTTCTGGTTGGAAACCCTGGAACTGGATATACTTCACAACCTACAATTTCTATTACTGGTGGTGGTGGATCTGGTGCATTAGCAGTTGCACAAGTTCGTGGTGCTATCTCTGCGGTTACTATCACATCAAGAGGAACTGGATATACTTCAACACCTGAGATCCGACTGAACTCTGGTGAAGGTGCTTTGGCACAACCAATCGTTATTAATGGTCGTTTAGTATCGATTGCTATTATTAACTCTGGTAGCGGATATACTACTGCTCCTACTGTTTATATCAATGGTGATGGTTTTGGTGCAAAGGGCACTGCTGTTATCGGAACTCTGGGAGAAGATAAAGGTAAGGTAATTTCAGTTAGTATTGACAACAGAGGTGTTGGATATACCCAAGGAAATACTACTGTCCGTATGGAGGCAGTTGGTCAACTTGCAACATTCACTGCAAACGTATTTGAATGGAATAAGAACTTAGAATACGATCTGAGTAACAAATATGATATTGCTCGTGGTTATGTGTTCACTGGTTTCAATAACCAGTATGGTGGTGAGTATGCACACGTCTCCGACCCCAAAGAACTCCGTTATGTGGTTGGTGACAACGTAGTTCTTGATCCTGAAACTAATAGCTTTAAGGAAGAAGGTACTGAGACTGGTGCTGCTATCTCCCACTCACCTATTCTAGGTTGGGCGTTTGATGGTAACCCAATTTATGGTCCTTATGGATACATCGATCCTACGGATCAAAATGGTGGTATCAGGAGACTGCGTTCTTCATATGCATTAAAAACTAATGTAGTATATGATATAGATACAAACCCAATCCCTGCTCGTGTTGATGGTCCATCATTGACCACGTATCCTGCTGGTCAGTTTGTCGATGACTATGTGTATTCGTTCCAAGAGGGTGATCTTGACCCATACAATGGTCGTTTCTGTAAGACACCTGAGTATCCAAATGGAATCTATTGCTATTTCATTACTATTGATGCATCCGAGTTGGGTCTCCCTGTATTCCCATATATCATCGGTCCACAATTCAACTCTATTGTAGACACCTGGAACCTTAGTCAAAGGGCATCACAAGAGAATATTCCTGAGGGTGTATCTCGTTTCAGAGATCCATATGAAGAAGTTGATATCGATATTGAGCGTCAACCCAACCAACAATCAGATCAACTAGTAACTGAGAGAGAAGGAGATCTTATCCTTTTTGAAACTGCCGATATAGATAATGATGGCATCATTTCACCTGCTGAAATTGCCACAAATGAGGTAATGACCGAGGAGGCGGCACTTCAAATCTATGATTACTTCCCAAGAGTTTCGACAGAATCCAGAGTCGATATCGAAGTTGAGACAACAACGAAATTTGAGAATGCTCAGATCGATGGTTTTGTTATCGAAAATTCTGGTGTCTCCTATCAAGTTAATGATACATTATTCTTCGATAATACTGGAACAGATGGTTTTGGTGCATCTGCACAAGTTGAATCTGTACAAGGTGCAGGTATCGCAGCATATAGAAAAGAAGTCATCAATGACATCCCATATGGAAAGATAACAACATCAACAGATCATGAACTGATTGCACAAGACAATGTTATTGTTAGTTCTAGGGTTATTACTGAGAACACCAATAAGAGATTCTACATGTCTGTTGTTACAGGCATTGATTCAATTTCAGTCACTCAATCTGGTATTGGTTATAATCAGGCAATTCCTCCATCATATGAGATCATCACCCCACAAGGTCAAGACGTTGAACTTGATATCAAGTTAGATTTGACCACTGGTAAAGTTGATGCTGTCGATATTATCAACTCTGGTTTCAACTATAATGTTGAGAACCCACCTGTTATTAGAGTATCTCACCCACAAAGAGCGAAGAAAACTTATTATTGGTCAACTCTCTTTACTGAGAATGCTAATGCTAAGTTTGAGATCTTTGATTCTGTTGTATCGTCAAACCGTAATCTATATGTCTGTGGACAGATAACAGAAGCAGGTGGTAATTCGTCAGCATTCGTTGCTAAGTTCAATGATCTTGGTAGTGTTGTTTGGGATAGATCCCTTCTGCCTAGTGCAACTATTAAAGTTTCACGTTGGAAGAAAATGTATCTCGATGAGACTAGTGAAGAAAATGATCTGATCTATTTGATCGGTGAAACTGAATCTCAGTCAACTGTGAACTATAATCCTGATATTCTGGTTGCTAAGTACGAATCTGGTTTTGATAATGCAAATAACCCAGAAGGTATTGTCAGATGGCAGAAAGAGATCGCTGGTGTCTCTGGTGCAACCCGTCGCGACTATGCTGGTGACATTTATCTAGATGACGAGCAACGTGTTTATATTTGTGGTTGGACTGATACGAACTCTCCCGATCCAGATGATATTTGGGTAATTCAACTTAATAGTTTCGGTGATCTCATTGAGAAGCGTAAGTTTGCCTCGGATTCCGAAGGTGAACAGATGAATCAACTTTATTATATCGGAAACAACAAAATGGTGTTTGCTGGTATTGATAAAGATAACAATGATCTCATATTTGGTGAAATGGAGTACGATGGTGCTAACATCGAACTTACTTATGTAAAACGTCTTGCAGTAACTGGTGGTAATGTACAAAACCCACAGTTTGTCATCGATGAGTATGATGATGTGTTCTTTGTATGTGATATGTGGAATGGCACCAAGAATTATGGTGTTGCATTCTTCAAGATTGCACTGGCACAACTTAAACTTGTTGCATCTGCACCAACTTGGCAATTTGCCAAGATTATGGCACCAACAGTCACATTTGAGTCCGTCAAACACGCTGGTATCACTGTTGATGTCTTCGGTAACGTTAATGTCGTTACAGAAGTCAAATATAGCGATAATAACCTTACTGCTAATCTTTGTAGTTTCAAATATGATGGAACTCTACTAAATCAGTCGGACATTTGGAAAACTGCATCTGAAATTGGATTTACAACACATACTCATGCTGTTGATAACTCTGGTGACATTATTCTTAGTACAAACAAGCAAAATCCTGATCAAGTTATCATTCATCGTTTTGAGAATGGTTCTGCACTAACTGAGGATGCTACTAAGCAAGATATTCCAACAATTTCACTTCTCAATGCTGGTAATGCTGCTCACGACACAACTGACTTTAAGTTTGGGTCTGGATCACTTGATCTCACTGGTCTTAACCGTATTCTCTGGGAAGATCTGAATATTACTAGTGACTGGACAGTTAGTGTATGGGTTCAGATGGATTCGTCTCACGAAACCAGTGATGCTCGTATTAACATGATTACAGCAGTTGCTGATACTGGTGGAGACATTCAGTATGTAATTCAAGGCGATTCTGGTGATGCCAACTATGGTAAGATCGCTCTGGAACTGAATCCACAAGGTGGAACACAAGTAAGAGTTTGGTCTGTTGGTTCTACATATTGGACAGCACTATCTGATAACGCTTGGCATCATATTGCGATTGTGAAAGAAGAACCTACTTTGGGTTCATATGTATATTCATGTTACTTCGATGGTGTCAAAGTTGCTACTACAACGACTGTTGAGAGTATTATTCTGGATGACCTGAATGTAGGTGCTGATAAGACTAGTCCTTCAACAGCAAACTGCTTCATTGGTAACTTGGACGATCTTGTTGTTGATCCTAGTGCAGTCTTTACTGCTGCATCGTTTACTCTACCAACGGAACAGTTTAGAATCACATCTAAGAATAGTGGTCTTGAACTAATCAAGTTTGATAGACTCCATAGCAAGAGAGGCACGTATACCCCCACCAGCGCCGCCAGGAGCGGCG